ACTCGAACGATCGTCGAATGATCTTTTGTTCTTCGCCGCCGATATCCAGCACCGCTAGATCGGTAAACTCCGGATCCCCGACCTTGCGATACCGGACCCGCACCGAGACCGTCCACCATCCCGGAACGCCCTTATCGTTGAACCGCAGCAAGCCTTGAACAAAGGCGATATCGATCGAGCAAGACGTGCAATCTCGCGCTGTGAACCGACGTTGGGCGCCGCCAGCGTCGGTCAGTTCGACCGACATCTGCTCTTCGATAACCTGGCGCGGATACAGCGTTATGGGCGGCTCGCCTTCCACCCCATTCGTCGTCTCGACCTGGACGCCGTAATAATTCGAAACAGGCGTGTCACCTAGGCGCGGATTGCTGAAATTCAGCGTGCCGTGACCAAACAGAAAGGCCGCAATTACGTATTGGTCATCGCCTGAAATCTCGGTGTACGGCGGAGCCGCATACGGCGGCGCGTAGCGGTGCCGCCCGAGGATCGACGGGATGACACCGCCAGGATTCGCGGAGTTCTTAAGCCCCGTGATGGCATAGATGTCGGTGCCCTTGTCCTGATCGCCGAGCCCGCGAACGGGGATCAGCGCGTTCAGGAGCAGCGAACCAGCGATGGCAAAGCCAGCCGTACTGAGTGACCCGACAAGAGACAGTGTACTTGCCGTGGCTGTGAACCCAGCCGGAATGATCGATCCTGCGATTGCGGGCGCGTAGAACTGTCCGAGCGCGACCGCAGCCACCAGTACGGCCACCGAAAGCACGCTACGCAGAGTGTCATCGCCCGGCACAGCCCGAATGATGACTGTTGCCCCATGATGCGGCCGAACGCGGTGCCATACCTTCCGGTCTATGATGTGCTCGCCGATCGACACGCGAACGCGACCAAGCGGCACGCCCGGCAGCGCGACGACGGCCATCTCGGCGAGCGTCATGCCATAAGCAACGTCCAGCCGTCGCCGACCGCGCGTCGGGTCGACGTGCGGAAGCACGATCAATTCGCTTTTAGCCTGATCGACGACCTCGTGACGCATTCCGATCAGAATGCAACAAAGTAGTTAAACTACTCTAAAGTTAACCAACGTCAGCAGTGAGACGTTCGTGGCGATGGATCGCCAGCAGTTTGGGCTTCCATCGTCCTTGGTCATAGCGCTCGACGCGGGACTCTGCGCCGTGCGTGATGTGCAGCATTCGCCCCGGCTCAACGATGACGCCGACGTGGCTATCGATGCCAGCGCGGCGGAAAACCAGCATATCGAAGGGACGCTCGTAGCCCGGCCGCACGTCCAGCCACGGCGACTTCACTAACTCTCCAGCCATCAGCGCAGCGATCTGCTCGCGCTCTGGAGCGTCCGTCGTTTCCTGCGCGTAGCTGGCGATTTCGATGCCGAGCACGTAGCCATAGATCAGCCACAGCAGTCCCCAGCAGTCGACTCCGTTGCGGGACCGGCCAGCGAATGTCCAAGGCAGGCCGACGTAGTCACGGGACCAATGGACGGCTACCATAATTCTCTCGCATAGCGTTGCGCGCAGGGCTGTCACGATCCAGCCTGTCCGCTACGGCTGCATCGAACTCGCCAAGGACGTCTTTTCGAGTGAACCTTCGCGGCGTCTGGGTTCGTCGCGAGCGGATCGACAGAACCGTCATACGACCACAGATCAGCCAAACGATGATGCCAGCGATCAAGACATTCTGGATCAAGTCATAAGTGCTCATCTAAACAACCCCGGAAACCATGCAGCGACGGCACCGATCATCTGGCGCGCTACCCAATACCCGGCATACGCGCCGACAGCACCCCAGAACGCGACGAATGCGACTTGCCATGCAACAATTGTGAAAGTGGTACTGGCGGTGATGATCATTTAAACGATCCTCGGAGCCTCCGTTTGTTCTTCGATAGGATCATCAAAGGTCCACCCTTCTTCGATCATTTCATCGAACATTTGCTTGATGTCGCGGAACGCCTCCTCAATCCGAGTGATGGATGCATCCAGCGCGTCGAGTCGCTCTTGCTCGGAACGATGTGCTTTCATTACTATCGCCTACCTAAACAACCCCGGAAACCTATCCTTCGTCATTCGAAACGCCGGCCAGGGCTCGCTCTCGATCGGCTCGCGCGAGATATCCAGAGAGACTTGCATCGCGTTGTAGGATGCACTGGTCGCCTTCATGACGTAGCGTTCTTCGATTTCATCCGGTGCCGATGACAGAACGACCTTGAGGACCACATCGGCCTGCGTACCAGGTGTTACGCCGCGCACAGTCGCCGCCATGTCCTCGACGACGTTCTCGAATATCAGCGTCGTTGACGGCGGCTTGCCTTGCTGATCGTCCGGCAGTCCGGCTGACATCAGCACCCATTGATATTCCTCGCCCTGATGCATGACACCGTAGCGCAACGGATCGGCGGATAGCCGCTGCACCGGCTCGCTACAAATTCGTTCCGGTTCGGTTGCACCCGATGGCGTGATCTCGACTAAAACAACTGGGTATTCGTCGGTGCTTTCTTCGTTGAAAGCCTCACGGAATGAGAGGGAAAGCGTCGTCATGGCAACACAATCAAATCGAATTGGATGGTATAGAGGAACGCCGATGATGCAGAGAGGGCAGGTTGGTTTTGTCCGAACTGCACCAGCCACCAAGATTCGATCAGCAACGGATTGCCGTTCTCGTCCTGCAATTGCTCTCCGAACACGTCGGAAAACAAATCAAGACCGTCATGATTCTGATCCGGAATAAGAAACGGTTGCGTGCCGTTGATCACTTCCTCGTCGAAGAATCGATCGAACCGCGATCGTCCATCCTGGTCGACAAAAAGGGACGCTTGCACCGGTCGGACAAGCGGACCGCGACGACGCTGTTTTGGCGGTCCGGAATCAGGTGCCGTCACTAAGCGATTGCCGCGCGCCGACGCATTGAACCCGCTTACAAGCACCTGTTGCGGAAGATCGGTCGGCCAAATCGGAATGGTCATCGACGCACCCCGATCGGCTTGGCACCGTAGTTGTTCGCCATGGCGCGACGTGTGTTCGAACCGGAACGGCTCATAGCATTTGCCACTGCCTGATCAAGGACGATATCGGTTCGCGTGTTGCCGCGACCATCTTCCGTCTGTCGAATTTCAACGTCCTGCGGATTGATACCGCCGCCGACGATATTGATAATCGGCGTGTTGTCGTTGCCCGCGCCGCGCGGCGTGATGCGCTCGCCACGTTGCAGAATGGCAGGCACTTCATCCGGTGCGAGCCCTGCAACGCCGCCTGTATGGTATCGACGCGCGCCAATGAACACGGCAGGGTCAACCGAGCGCATAACGTTGCCAGAGCCCGCAATACCGCCGCCGTGATGAACCGCAGCCGCCGCGCCGCCAATGCCCGGCAGGATGCTGCCAAGCAACCCACCGCCGCCGAGAACGCCTTTCAGCGCGTTGAAAATCGGCATCACGATGTACATCTTGATCAGCATTTCCTCCAATGAGCGGAGGACCGTCTTGCCAAGGTCAGCAAAACCTTGCGCTGCGGACTTCGTACCGTCGAAAATGTCAGCGAGCCCGGTCGTAATGTTGTTGAACGACGACGTCGCGAATTGGTCAATCTGCTTGTTCACATTCGATGCATCGTTCAACGCCTGCTGCAACTGTGGCAGATTAGATCCTGCAACACTCGCCGCGTCCGCCATATCGCGCGTGTTCTTCGACAAGACGTTGAGCGCCGCCGCCATCTGCTGCGCGTTGTTCGGATCGAGTAATTTCTTATCGATCCACATTTGCAACGTATCGGCCGCAGCCTTGTTCGCTTTGTCGAGGTCGAAAACGCCGATCGCGACTTGCTGTTGCACGCGCGACATTTCCGCCTGCGCACGCACGGCGTTCAGGATCGCGTCCTTATACTTGCCAACACCGACGCCGCTTTGCAGCCACGCGGCGGATAGTTCCAACTCTTTCGAACGGACTTGATCCTCGACCGTCACCATGTCGCCCATCAGCGAAATCGTTTGCTGTTGGCGCATAATGCGATTCATCTGTTCTTCGCGCGTGACAGGCTCGTTTTGTTTGGTGTTGCCTGTGCCAGTCGCACCAGGTTCAGGAACGAACCCGTTGCGCCAGTTTTTCGCCCACTGATCCAACCCCTTTTGAAGCGCCGAATTGTCATTCGCGGGGTTAGGGCCAGCGGCACCGAATCGCGCGGAGAATGAGTCTCCGCTCGCCAAGTAATTTTTCGTCGCAGTCGCGCCGGCGCTTACCGCCGCACCCACGGGACCGAGACCCATCGTCATCATGGCGGTTGCAACCGTGGCGCCGAGACTGAGCAACGTCTTGAGCCAATCCGGAATTTTAATATTTGCCAGCGCATCCGCGATCGTGATTGCGGCCGCTTTGAACCCGTTGACGAGTTTGGTGACAGCGGAGTCCCATGCCTTGTCGAACTCGCGCGCCTTCGCGATCATGTTCTCTTCGGCGGCGTCGTTGAACTTGACCGTTCCAGCGGTTGCGTCGTCGATGCCTCTCGACAGGTCACGCATATAGCGGACCCATTGCTCGTTGGCAGGCAACCCCGCCTCGACAAGCAATTTCTGCGCTTGCTGGTCATCCTTGGTGCGCGCGACAAGGTCCGCGACCTTTTGCATCGCGTCTTGCAAGTCCTTGGCAGGACCGATCCCGTTGGCGCGGAACAAGCCGACAAGATCGCCCATGTTGCGCTTGGCGAGATAGACCTGATCGCCGAATTGCTTCATGCCCGCGGCGAATTCATCGGTGCTGATGCCTCGACCACCTGCGACCTGCTCAAGTCCATGGAGCAAGGATCGCGTCGTGTTGATCGACTTTGCGAGATCGTCCATCGCCTTCGAACTATCGATGGCGTTTTTGATCAATGCGACCAGACCGATACCGATGCCAGCGATGCCCAACGTCAACAATCGCATCGGCGTCAACACGCGTGCGATACCGGATCCGATCTCCGCGAACAGTCCTTTGAAGCCCTTTTCGGACGTCGCGGCAATCTGACCGATCTGGCCCGCCTGCTGCGCGAAGATCATCATGGGCGATTGCCCCATGGCGAGACCTTGCGCCACGTCGACCAACTGGAACGACAAGTTGCGTGCGTCGAAACTGAGCCCTTGGAACGCTTTGCCGGTGCGCGCGGCGCCCGTGGCGGTTTGATTGAAGAAATCGTCCTGCGCGGAAACGCCGCGAATCGAATTCACCTGCGACGTGAACGCGACCTTCGTGTTCATGATCGCGTCGGCGTATTCCTTTTGCGAAATCGCCCCTTGCCGCAACGCGCCGCGGATGTCGATCAGTTCCTGCTTGTACTGGCGTTGCGCGGCGAACAGCGGGTTATATTTGGCGCGCAAATCGTCGAGGATATGACCCTGCTGGATCATCTCGGCGAGCCCGGAGCCGCCTTGCGAGACGCCCGTGGCGGCGTTAACCCGGCGCTGCATGGCGCTCAAGCGATCATATTCCGTCGCAAGACGCGTGATTGCTGCCGACTGTTGCCCGAGTGCGGCGCCCGCGCGGCCGGACGTCGCCGCTAGTCCATCGGTTGCCACCTTGGAGCGATTGGACGCTTCGTTAAGGCCGTCCACCGCCGTCTGTGCGCCGCGCGCGGCAGGCACCATGTCGCGCATCGCCTGCGCGGCCTTGGCGAGCGGCGTCGGGTCGGCGACGAAACCTAGGCGAGCAAGATCAGCCATTGTTAAACATCTTGTCGAACATGGCAGGCGTCACCGGTTCGTCGGGCGGCGGCGGACCGCGAACCAGGCGTCGATCGAGCGCGCGAATCGCCGCCAACTCCCACGCGCGGAGGCGCACGCCGGTCAGGATGCACCAGGACAGAATTTCGGTATTGTCGAGCGGCTGCCACCCGTTGAACCCCTCCCAGCGAGACGAACTCAATTCGAGGAACCAGTCCCAAACGTGCTGGACAGGTTCCGGAAGTTCGGGTGGCGTCGATCGAGTGACCTGAGCGTCGAGAGCCGCGAGCAGTTCCGCGATCAGGTCTTGATAAAAACCGCGCGATCACCGATGGCGTCGTTGATCTGCTCGAGGATGAACGGATAACGCTTGAAGATGTC